CGGATCTCTGCAAGCTCCTGCGCTTCTGCATCAGTAAGCTCACGCTTCTCTACCTCTGCGGTATTGACGATAGTTTCCGCACGAGTGATAAGATCGTTCTTTCGCTCAATTTGAGCTTTTACATTCTTAAACATGATAGAATACCTCCTTTTGTTAAACTACCGACTTTACTTTCGCATTTCGGCTATCATGTTTTTATATCGAGCGTAGTATTCGCTTGATACCTCTTTCACTACAGGAGCTTCTTTTACTTCCTCCTGTTTTGTTTCTTCGGGTTCTTCCCGAAGTTCTTCTACATCAGAAGAAGCGGTTTCTTCTACAGCTTCTGTTTCCTCTTTCGCTTCTTCTCTGATATGCTCAACCTCTTCTTCGTTTTCGGAAGAATAGAAAATAGAAGATGCTTCTTCTGTTCCATCACTTCTAACTTCTACGAGCGTTCCGCTATAAGCCGGGGTTCTCTTTCTATTAAGAAGCGATACTTCGATAAGCTCGAGATTATTGATCTTCCGAAGCGGTAAACCTGTTTCGGGATCTATCATCTGTTTTGTTTCTTCGGGGATCTCACGAAAACCGAAAGACCACCCGACTAGATTTCCCTCATTAGCATCTTTTACTACTTCGGGATCGCTGGTAGTAAGCTTCGCTCTTAAACCGATATTATCTTCTTCAAGTTCGAGCGTGCCTGTAGAAGTATTAGCGATCTCGTGCATCTTGTCATGGTTCAAAAGAGCTTGAATATTAGAAGCTCTTCTGATAGCACGCTTGAAAGCTCCCGAAGCGATACGCTCAATGAAATGTAAACCTCTTTCATAGAGTGGCTTACTGTTACGCTCTACCGCGTTTACATATCCCTCAATGGTTACAGTATCAGCGCTTATATAATATACTTTCATTTACTTCGCCCCCTCTGTAAGGTTATCTTCATCAATGATACTTTCTTCCTCTTCCTCTTTCACCTGTTTCATCGTTTCACCAGTGTTAGGAGTGTAATATGATCCTGTTTTCGTGTTGAAAAGAACAGCACCTAAACCTACATCGATGATATCAAGACCATCAACTTCGTTCATGTTTTCTTCTCTTCTCATTTCGTTCTTTGTCATCATACCGCACTCTTTTGCCATCTTATAGACTTCAAAGCGCTCCTTGATATTTGCCTTGATGATCTCTTTCACATCAAACTCAAAGAAATATTTGCCCTTCTCATTTTCAAGAAGAAGATCTCTATTTAATGCGGTTTCAAAAGCCTTAATGATAGGATAGATAGCAAGCTTGAATGTTGTGTAAAAGTCGCTTCCGATATGGAAGATCTTATCAAACTGTTCACCGAGAGAGCGTACACTTTGATTTAGCTGTAACTCTACAGAAGAGTTAGATGCTTCTTTGAAATCAAGACCATTATTGAGGATAACAACACTTTCGGTGTTGTTAGCATAAAGATTTCTCCATGCGGTTTTGAGCGCTTGCATTTCCTCTTCACCGAGCTTCTTTTCGCTCCTCAAGAAACCACGCTTATTACCGCCAGTTTTGACTAAACCGAGCTGGTAAAGTTGAGTTTGGAACGCTGTTTGAAGTGCTTCATTTATCTCTTCGATGATACCTTCTCCATAAGCACCAGTTTTCGAGCGCCTTAACAGCTTCACAAAATCGAACGGCTTATAGGTTTTCTCTTCTACATAGATAGAGTAGCTTTTGTGAATAGGCATGAAATTATAGTTAATGACGATATAATCGGGTTCAACATAATAGAGCGCTGTAACTTCGTTTCCTACCTTCTCAATATTACAATAACCGCCTTTATCAAGCAGATAATCTTCTACCATGTTATACTTCATCTGATACGCATCAAGCGTATCGCCAGTATCACTATTGAGAAGCGCCGTTCTAGGATCATCTTTTACTTCTTCTACTTTGCCCTTCTTATATGTATAGAGCTTAACAGGCATAGAAGCTATAATGGAACAGATAAGATCTGTATTCGAAGCAATAGCCGGAATAGTGAGAGCTTGCTTTTTGGTGATCTTCTCACCCCTCATAATAAAGGAAAGCAATACATCAGAAGCGCCAGTATTAGCGCTTTCTGCTCTTTCTGTATTTTCGGGTGTTTCGGTTATCTCTCTCTTCTTAAAAAATCCAAAAGCCACAAGCAAAACCCTCTTATATTACAGTTACGTTACAAATAACAAAAGCCTATAGAACAGCAGAAGAGTATATGATATACTATTCTACTTATACAATTACAAAATACACTAAATAACTTGAATTGTAAACCCCTCACTATTTCCGAAGATATTATCTTGCTGTAACAGATAAACCGCATTGATAAGTGAAACAACCATATCTACTTTACCCTTACTCTTCTTCTTATGGACGTACAAATTCTTGTTTGTATCATAAGAGCATCTAGCGTTTAAGAAGTTGATCTCAAGTAGTGGGTTATTCTCATAGCAGAAGTTACCTTCTAGGATCGCTTCTTTCAAAAATTTCGTAGGTGGGTGTAATACGCTTGAATGTTGCCTAATCTCAATAGTGTTATAACCCTCATTTTCTAGCTTTTGAGCAGAAGATAAAGCGTTCCATCTATCAAAACCGATAGCTTGAATTTTACAACCGAGGTTTTCTTCGAGCTTTAAGATAAATTCTTCGATGAATGAATAATCAATCACTCTATCACCGCAAGCAAACACCTTGCCGGTAGTAAGAAGCTCTTTGTAATCCACTCTTTCGAAGGTGGTTTTCTCTTCTATCCTCCCTTCCGGGATAAACGCGAAGCTATCCGCCAGGATCTTGTTATCATCATCAAGCGCAACAATGGAAACAGAAGTATTGTCGTTACTTTCTGATAAGTCAAGACCTACATATACAACTCTATCTTTCCATTCTATTCTATCGACCTTGCACTTCTGCACTTCTGACACATCAATATAGGTTTCCGTACCAGCTCCGCTATAGATGATATTACAGTGTTTAGTAACAAAATTTTCTCTTGCGCTCTCCTGTACTATCGCTTTTGCTCTCTTTTTTAGGAGATCTTCCCATATTTCGGGAGTATCGAGCGATGCCGGGTTAGCTTGCTTTAGTACTAGATCGCTTGTTTGCCAGTTTTTGATATTATCGGGTTCATACAGGAGCGCAAATACAGTTTTATCTTTCACTTGCCCTGTTAGCACCTTCTTGCAGTATTCTACTTCCTGTTCGAAAACATTATTGAGCGTAGGGTATTTCGTAGAAATAACAAAACCGAGCTTATTGAGTATATTTAATTGTCCGCTTCGCATAGCTTCGAGAGCGTAAGAGTTAGGAAGCGCCCCAACTTCATCAGCACAAAATACAGAAGGAAGCTTTCCATCAAGTTCGCTATTTGAATAGTTCAATGGTGTATATTTACTACTCATTAGAGGGAAACTGATATAATCTCGTAGGATATTAAAGCGCGGTTTCCCCTTCCGTAAATATACCAGCGGTGAAGATCTTAATATCATTTCAATAGCATCACGCACTTCTTTTGAAAGAGCACCAGTAGGAGCAACCGAGTAAAACTGTGAGTACTCCGGCTCAAGAATAAAGAGAAGAATAAACAAAGTAGCTATCGTGAACGTTTTATAGTTCTTTCTGCATATCTCAAGTAGTACTGTTTCATATCTTCTTCTATCTATGTTATCCCTGTAAACGATACACAAAGAAGCTTCATATACTAAAAACTGATACCCTTCACTACAGTTAAACAGATTTTGCCCTGTTTTTAATCCTCTAGGCATTTTCAGAAGCTTTAATACATCATAGATACTTTCACATAAATCAGCATCGAAGGTAAACTCTTCCTTTTTATCCTCAAGAAGCTCCATAAATTCTTTCATTTGAAGCTTGACATATTTTGGAGTAGTACGCTTCTTAATATTGTCTTTACAATATAGGTAAGCTTTACTTTCAGTAGGCTTCATTTTTTCTTTCTTCCGTTTATGATCTGCATCAAAGGATCATCATCTTCTTTGCTTCTACTGTTTCCGCTCAAGATCTTTAATAAAAGAGCGCAAGTTCTGTTTGCGCTTTCGGAAGTGTGGTTATATTCCTTGATAGCCGGGTGAGCATAAGTGTTAGATGATCCTCTTACATACTTCTTTGTTACAAAAGCGCTCTTCAAGTTGTCGATTTCATCTTTGAGCATCTTTAACACCTTTAGTTGTGTTTCATATCTCTCAAAGGTGGTAAGGAAGTAATAGTTATCTTCAAGATCCCTATCTTCTGCTAGTTTCTTTATCTGTTCCGCTCTTTCTTCAAGAGAAAGTGCTACTATCTCCGCTTCTTCTTTCTTTCGTCTAGGCATTTTCTACCCCTCTCTCTATAAATGACAAAATAATGATATTTTTTCGGTGCTTTTCCCGATATTTTCAACGCTTCATGTCAAAATAACTCTAAAAAAGGCTATTTTTAACCTTTTCGTATCTAGTCATAAAGCTGTGAGGTTTCAAAGTTGAAAAAAATCTACAGCAGATACCCACCGGGGGTGCTTCCGCTCTCTCTTTTCTCCGTTCTTTCCTTCGCAAGCTCAAGAAGCTTATCTCTAGGTATTTCTCCGCGATCCGCTTTTTGGTGGTGGTACACGCATAAAGCAATTAAATTATCATCTTCTAATAGTCCACCAGTACCCACCTCCCTCAATGGTTTTATATGATGCACTTCAAGAGGTTTATAGCTATAATCTCCTTCTTCTCTACAGATAGCACATAGATTATAGGATAAACCCCTTATATAAGCGCTCTTCTTATGCCACGAAGATTTATTGCGAAGCTTCTGTTCTTCTGTAGCTTCTTTCTTTTTCCTGTTAGGTTTATTTCTAGGTACACACTCAAAAGAGAAATCGTGTATCTTTCCACACCTACTACACGCTTTAAACATCGTTATCTTCTTCTTTACTGGTAGTATCTTTCTTCATAGCATACTTTACAGAAGAGATACCAATTAAGATACCGATAGTACCACCGATAATGATAATCGTTTTTCCGATCTCATCAGCATAAGGAAACCCCCACACTTTCGAAAGCTCACTCCATAGATACCACAGAGCATAACACCCTACACAAGATACCCACTTCAAGACATCATATACTTTATTACTCATAATACTACCTCCGGCAATTCGATATCTTCGATTTCAGCCCTTTTCTTCATGATCTCAAGATAATCATTCATAGCGTTAAGTTGATCTTTCAAAATCCCGATAGGAGTATAAGGAGTAAAGTTAAGTTCATTCATTTCATATTTAGCTACCATAGAAGATAGTCTAGCCGTCCTTATAGCAAGTTGTGCATACTCCGCAATAAATCTATCCTTATAATATGCACTATTCATACTTTCAATAGTATCGGATAGCTCCGTCATAATTTTCATAAGTATCCCTCCCTTACATCATAGAAGCAAATGTGATAGCATCGAGCAAAACAGAAGCGCTCTTCAATTCAGTAATGAAAGAGAATACAGGAATAGTATTTACATCTTCTCCGTTATTCTCATAAATCTCTACCACTTCTGCTAGGATCTTAATATCATGTTTCACTCTCCGCTTTTCAGATCCTTTAGCATATTTCAGAAGCTTTTCTGTTTCTCCTGTTTTGTAGATCTCCACCAGTGCTTTCTTGATCTTCGTATAGAAGCTATTCTCAAGTTCCATATCATCACCCCTTACCCATTGACAAGCTTATCCCACGTTTTAGCGCCTACAATACCATCAGCCGTTAAGCCGTTCTTCTTCTGAAATGCGATAACACAATTTTCGGTTATTCGACCATAGCTACTATCGCACTTAATAAGCGTGCCATCATATTTATATCCCTTCGCTCTCAAGATGCTTTGAACAGCGAAAACCTCCGCTCCCTTGCTTCCCTTCTTCAAAAGTTCTACTTTCAATTCTATTCCCTCCTTTGGTGTTGGTGCTGGTGTTGGTTCTTTTCCATCAATGATATCTGCTAACTCTCCGTAAGCATGGTTCATGTCAACTCCTGTTCCTATTCCCGGTACTTTGCCGTAAGCATCATATTGCCATATATCAAGCTTGTGAGAAGGTTTACTTCCTCCCCACTTTGCAAGCCATATATAGATATTGCTGGTATCTAGATCCTTTAGGTATGTTTCCCACCAGTAAAGTGAAGCATACACACCTACTTTATACCCCTTGCTTCGTAGCTTATCGCAAAAGAGCTTGCACCGAGTAGAAACCCCTTCTTCCGTTCCTCTTTCTTCTACATCATAGAATACAGGAAGAGAAAGCTTATCCTTATACGGCTTAATAAGTCTTATAGCATGATCTGCTTCGGAAACAGCAGAAGCGCCGTTCTTCGCGTATGAATAGAGATACACCCCTACTTTCATACCATTAGCAAGCGCCCCCTCGATATTCTGTCTGAAATAAGGATCATCATATTTAGGGAAATCTCTACCGTAACCGCATCTTATAAGCACCGCTTTCACTCCGGCTTCTTTTGCCTTCTTGAAGTCGTTATCTAAATTATGCGCGGAAATATCAACTATCATTCGTTTGTTTACCTCCTATACATCAATATATATTTTATGATAATACAGAAAAGGCAAAAAGAAAAGAGGAAGTAAACTTCCTCTTTCTAAACGGCTTATGAATAAATCTTGTTAGGGTAAGCATCTATTCACCTAGTATATTATGATAATATCATTATCTTGTCAATAGAGTTCTCCTAATTCTTTTGTTGTTTCAATGTATTCTATCAAGTGTTCATGTGCAAGCGTGTATAATGGAGCGTTTACACCACCAGCTAGAGCAACGTTCTTTTTATGTTGTTCAATAGCATATATCACTTTCTTGATATCCACCATATCGCCAGCTTCTTTTTTCAGCACTAGATACTTCTCTTTAGGATCTTCAACTTCTTTTGCTTCCTCTGCATCAAGTTCCACGTTCCGTAAGTTCCCATATCTTAACAGGTTTTCTACAGATATTTCGCTAGCGCTTTTGAAATCCTCAACAGTAACACCGGGAATAAATACCCCTCTCATTCTTCTTCGCTTCCTTCTGCATTTTCTTCATGCTGATAATTCACCTGTTCTTTCGGTATATTCATAAAGAGCAGAGTAGAAGCCATACATGAAGGGCATAAATCGAAATACAACTCTCCACAACTAGCACCTGAAAAAAACGCGCAACATGCGCTGTAATATGATCCTTCTCTCTTTACTCTCACCCCTCTATACGGTTCATAAAAGCTTCCGCATCTATCACATTTCTTCGCGTCTGCCATATCTTAAACCTCCTCTATAATAATTCCCTTATGCGCTAACAGCTTCATCTTTATCTTATATACTTCTGTTCTAGTCGCTTTACCGCCTTTTACATCAATGTAATGAATACCGCCAGTAAGATCTTTATACGAAAAATCAGCAAAGTAATTGATAGCTCTATGTTCTCTACCAGTAATATCGCTAAACTCTTCAAGAATGGTAAGCTTTACTTGTCTTTGCAGATCCTTGATAAATCCGCGCTTTTCTTTATCTACCAGCAGAAGATAATATTCCATTTCCTTCTTGCTATCAAAAGTTATCTCTTCACCGCTTCTAGGATCTCTGATAGTTTGTTTTTGGTTTCCGTATTTCAGCCGGGAGCGCTTCGCTTCTTCTCCTATCGCCTTGTTAGCTATCCGGCTCTTCATCAGTTCTTGATATTCTTCTTCCGACATTCTCATATCTTCAACCCCTCTTTATAGCCATCAACAAAAGCTTTCCCTTCTAGCTCTCTTCTGTTCCATGCTCTTTTTGCTCCTGTTATGCTATATCTTTCTATAGTTGCACTGCATCTATCGCACTCTATTATATAATTTTCACTTTCACAGAGAAAACTTCTAATTGAGCTATCATACATAGAAATCTTTTCACAACCGCAGAAAGGGCAAGGCTTTAGCGGTTTACCTGTTATCGGGATCGCTATCATTTGTATCGACTTCTTTTCTCATATCAGCACCGCAGTTCGGGCAGAATGGAGACTTCCAACGAGTAAGGCTGTTCTGCTTACAAACTGAACAGATATTATCGTTAATGCTATCTATCCACTCTCCGTGTGGTCGGTTGTGGTAGGGTTCACCGTGATAAACGGCATCGCATAACATTAACATATCTTCGTACTCCAACCCTTTTACGCCGTGTCCGTAGTCGCTACGAATATGAGCATTTGTCTTTTCGGGTATTTCAATCACAATTTTCATTCTGCTCACCTTCTCTCATATCAGCACCGCAGTTCGGGCAGAAGTTAAATTTCCATATACTATGCCACCCACACACCGAACAAAATGCACCTTTCATCGGTTTATATTCCCACTCTCCGTGTTGTCGGTCAAATTTCTTTTTTGCGTCTTTATAGCCGTTCACATATCCTTTATCATATACTTCGGCGAAAGACTTATGGATTTCCTCTATCATTTATTCACCTTCTTTCACAAATGAAACGGTAACATACTTTCATCATCAGCATCTAGTGAAGCATCAAAAGCGCTTGCGCTTTCTTCTAGCGGTAATACTTCGGGTGCTTTCGGCGCTTCTGCTGGTTCTTCCTTCTTCTCGAGAAATGAAATATCATTCACGTTGACTTCATACACATAGCGCTTGTTACCTTGTGTATCATCATAGGCTCTTTGGTTAAGTTCGCCTGTAACACCTACCAGCAAGCCTTTTTTGAAGTATTTCATAACGGTATCGCAAGTTTTTTTCCATGCAACAAAGTTGATAAAATCGGTTTTGCCCTTCTGAAAGCGCCTGTTTACCGCAAGGGTAAAAGCAGCGCATCTGTTACCGCTATCGAAGCTCTTCGCTTCGGGATCTTTCACTAATCTTCCTGTAAAACAACAGTTATTCATCTTTGTAACCCTCCATATCTTTTAGCTTTCCAACAAGCTCTTCATCTTTCCATAAATAGTCAAAACCCTTTTTCTTGTCTTTATCCCAATACTCATTATTTGCAGATATGTAATCTTCAATAATACACATAGAGAGATAGGTATTTTTAGGGTTATATTTCTTCACTACAGCATTTACAGCATCAAGAGCTTCTTTCAGCTCCTTTTCAAACTGTTTTCTTCTCATTCTTTGCCCTCCTTCTTTGGCGCGGTTATCTTCACATATCCGGCTCTTCCTTTTATGGTCTTTTTCTCTGTTTCAAGATATTGCTTGTAAATCTTCGGGTGATCTTCCTGTAACTTCTTCTCATTGAAAGTAGTTACCTCTTTAATGGTATCTTCTCCATCTTCTACCAGTGTTACCTTGTAGCCGTTCGGGGTTTTCCACGACTTAACACCGCTTACCTCCATAGCTTTCTTGAGCTTTGCTTTTTCCTCTTTCAGCTTCTTCTCAATATCTTTCATCAGATCTAACTGATACTCGAAAGCTATAATTCTATCGGTAATATCGGGAATTTCAGCCGGGAGAAGTTCGCTTTCTTCGATAAATGGATTTTCCTTTACCTTCTTTAGATCCTCAACAAAATCAAGAACAGCTTTTGCGATCTTTTGACAAAACTCAAGATGCTCTTCTATTCTCACTTCGTAAAGGTGAAGCCGTAAGTTATCAAAATCTTCGTTCATATCTTCGGGGCGCTCATATACAGCAAGAATACCGAAATCTTTTTCTTCGTTCATCATGTAAAAAAGGATCTGCGAAAGATAAATCGGATAATCAGTAAGATCATCATGAATAGTACCAGTAGTTTTGATTTCGAGAATAGAGGTTTCATTCTCTCCATCAGTGTGAAGCCGTAAACCTATAGGATCTTCATTTCTTGCTTCTTGTACCAGCTTCCCTTCTTTATACTTCTTCTCTTCCGGGAGATCTTCATTGATATATGCTCTTATCTTCTCTTCAAGCTTGTTACCGTATTCTGTATAGATATTCCCTGTAAAGGTATCTTCTTTCACCCCGGCTTTTTCAAGAAGCAGATCATATCTTGTTTTATACGGCGATAAGTTCATAATAACAGGAATATCACTACCGCCTATGTACTTATCTCTATCCTGTTTAACGCTCTCTTGCATCTTTACTTTTCCTCCTGTTTTGCTTTTATAGCTCTATCTAGTTCGATCTCAAAGAAGAGCTTACTTTCTTTCGGGTGAACGATCCTAAAGCACTCTTTACAGTAGTAGTCAATGTTTCCCTTTGCATCTACTACTTTCGTTATCTCATGAAGTGCTTCATGCATCACCTCACCGCATCGACTACACGTTTTCACGGCTTAACACCCCCTAGAAACGCTTTCAGTTCTTCTCTGATGATTTCCCTTAAATCATCAGCGGTAAGCGTAGCAAGTAGTCTGCTATCGCCCACAAGCGATACTTCGAAGGTATTTTCTTTTTCTTCTTCGAAGATATACTCTTCTTTTCTGATATTGTAGTTAAGGAGCAAGTTCTGCACTACGATAGATGCTTCGCCTTTTGCCATAGCGCCTTGAATAAGGTTTTTCGAATAGCCGTACTTCTTCGGCATTTCATAAATAGTTAAGCCTTCTCCGCGCTCTTCACAAAGAGCTTTCAGCTTTTCGCTATTGATCTTTATAGTATTCTTACCCATAAGATTTACCTCCTGTTATTCTCCATATACCGTCATTACTTCTACAAGCGCATCAAGAAATTGCTGGTTAGGAGCTTCATTGTTGAGCTTGTATTCTTTCGCAACCTTGATAATGTCAATGCCTTTCCGCTTGCAATAGCCAACAAGGGCTCTTCTAGGATCTTCGATAGCTCCTTCGGGAAGCACGATAGAAAGATCATTTCTTTCTTCTTCCTTCTTCTCTTCCTTTGGTGCTTCTCTATCCGGCTCTCTAAACTCTTCTGCTTCACTATCAGAATAGATACCGCTATAAGCGAGCTTGCTATTTTTCAGAATAACTCTATCCATTAAGCGCTTTAGCGCCATCGCGTAAGGGTAAGCATTACTACAGTTTGCCTTGCTAACCTCACCTACTTCATAGATACCTTGAGAAGCGCAAGAATAAGAATAAACAAGCGATCCATTAAAGCCTTCTTTATCGAGCGTTACCGCTTCGGGGTTAAATCTCTTTTCAGCCGGGAGCGCATCATTGATTTTCAAGCACCCATTATGGGAAATAATCAACCCTGTATAAGCCATTTTGCCGTTCTTTGTCGCGTTCATCAAAATCCAAAAATCAGAAGAAGAAAGCACATCTTTATACATATCGCTCTCAAGCATTTCGATAGCTTTTGCTTTTGCTTCCTTGTATCTAGGAGTAATAGTTACAGGAACGCTCTTTCCTAGCTTCGCGTTAAATTCTTCGGCTTTCTCATTGAAATCATAGTTCTTTTTTGCCATCTTCTTTACCTCCAAAAGTTTTATTCAGCCGTTCCATCATTTCTTTATGTGCTTCTTCTCTTTCTCTTTTCAGCTTTTCTACAGTGAAATCATACTCTTCGGGAAAGTAGCCTTGAAGGATATTCAAGATGCTATAACCTCCATCATTCATTACTAGATTTCCTGTAGGAGTAAGCATAGCAGACGAAAAAGCAACTTCCTTTATAGCTTCTGTAGCACCAGCTTTAACCGCTAGTTTATACTCTAATTCATTCATCACTTCACCCCCCTCTCTATATATATCTATCTTATCCTATCGCCTATTATCAGACAATAAGAAAACCGCTTTTGTAATAATACTGTAATAAATGAACAGGGTAATTATTTGCCCTATCAATACTCTAATTGAATGGAGATAGTACCGAGCATTACTGCAATACCGATAACCTTCTTTTCACCATGTAAGCGCATAAGTTCATCATTACAAAGAAAGCCCATAACAGGCATAGCGCTATAGTGGTTTTTCTTCCCTGTATAGATAGTTACAAAAGCTCTTGCATCAAGCACGTTAAGAAGCTCTTTCAGCGAAGATCTGATAACAATTTCTTCTTTCATTCCCATAAGATTTACCTCCATTTGATTTATTATCCCTTTCGGGAGTGGAAAGAGCTTTTAAGGAAAAGCTCTTTAGAAACCGTTATTATCAAGCAATTCTTATGATGTTTTTATCTTCGTCAAAAGCAAACTTCGCGTTCCAATTTCCCTTGATTTCGTGAAGCATCTTATAATCTCTCTTGCCCTTGTAGGTAATTCTGTATTCGTGGAAGCTCTCCATGTAGTTTAAGATCTTTTCATCTTCTGTGAAGAGTTCATCAGCTTTGAAAGTATCAAGCACTTCTTCGTCACCATAAACGGCTTTCAAGCACCAGCCTGTGCAAACAACATACTTTGTGCCTCTTCTTTCTACATGACATTCATCAAAAGCTTTCAGCGTGTTGATAATTTCTTCCTGTACCTCTGCGGTATATCTGTTTAACTTCTCTACGTTTTTCATGGTGTGTACCTCTGTTTGATTTATTGTTTTATTATCTATACTATACACCCTTTTAACGATATTGTATATACTATTTCTGCATCTGTAACATAATTGTAATATTTCTTTCCTGTCAATACTTGAATTAAGAAAATTATGTGATAATATGTATTTACAACTTAATATCGCAAGTCGGGATCTTCTTCCCGGCGCTCTCTGATACCGACTAAAGAGAGTTTCTAATCTTCGAGAGTGTTGTAGAGCTTGTAACGGTGAAAAATCTACACGGTACACCAGTAGTACGGCTTGTGCTGGTTATCGTCAAGTTAGGGAACAGAATGACTAACTCAAGAATAACAGGCATGGGGTAAGGATCTTCTAACGAGGGTATTATCGAGTTCGTGCGGTAGTAGAAGAGCGAACACTTGAGATAATAGCGAAGCCGTGAAAGCGAAGCGACCGAGAGCGATACTTTCTGCATTACCTTCTTGCACTAGTCAAGAGGGTTTTTGTACCCAAAAAGCGGTATCTGCTCCGCTCCCTCAAGCGATAAAAATAGAAGATAGAGGTTAAACTTCAACATGACAGAAAAACAAAGTAAATACATTCAAGCATACATCAAGAGAAAGTATAAAAGGGTTTCAGTTTGCTTATCACTTGAGAAAGACAAGGATATCATTGAAGAGCTTGAAAGAGTTTCACCCGGTAATTTACAAAAAGGCGTAAAGATGCTGATAAGATCATCGTTAAATAAAGAGGTATAGCGTAACGGCTAGCGCAACGGTCTTTGACATCGTCTGTAAAGGTTCAATTCCTTTTACCTCTACCAGCAAAGAGGTATAATAAAGGTGTAGTTTCCCATAACTACACCCCCTCTCGAAAAACCCCGATAGAGATTTATTCTTTACCGGGGTTCTTCGTTATTTATTCATCTTTGTAACAGGCACTTCTAAAGATAACCACCATAGAAGGGAATGGAGCGCTATTTATAGATGCTCCGAATTTTAAGCGACCTTTGATAAATCTGATTTCGCTTCTGTTATAGATATAATCGTGAAAGTACTTTGTATCTGTTCTAGCCGGTATCAGCATAACTACTATTGTGTTAGGGTTTAAGCTCTCGAAATAGCATTTTCTCACCCAACTAGCTATATTGCTATATGGTGGGTTGCAAAAGACGTTTTGCCCCCCCAAAACTGCAATAATCCATCATCTTCTTTAGTGAAATAGTATTCTGTTTTGTGGTTTTCTTTCGTCGAGCATGGATCTAAAGAGAAATGAAACTCTGCATCAAGAGCATTGTAAATATCTTCGGGTGTGTTCCATTCATCAGAAGATGAAGAAAATATAGTTTCAGCTCCCTTCATATTATCACCCCTTACCGCCTTCTGTTACTGTTCCTTCGAAAATATCAGCTAGTTTTTCAGCTTTCTCTTCTTCTGCTATTCTCCTTCTGATAAGAGCTTTAATAGTGCCTTGCTTGCTTTCCTGTTTGTCGAGATATTCAATGATATCTGCATCGTATTTCTTCGACAAGGAAAAGCATACCTGTTTACAGTTGCTTTTCTTGTATTCCTTCAAATATGTTTTAGTCGTTTCTTTCATCGTTTTGTATCTCACTTTCTTGTAATTGCTGGTAGAAGCTTTCGAAGCGCTTTTGCTTCTCTTCTCCGCTCTTTCTGTTCCATTCTCTCTCAAATTGCCATCTTAACCACTTTGAATTGTTAGGATCTTGAATATATCTTTCTCCATATAGAAACAGATACGGAAGAATGAAAAGATAAAGTTCGTATTCTAACCATTTATCAATAAGCTCTTCCTTCTTCATTTCCCTCCCTCCTTCTATCGATATTGTGTAGTAGTACCCGAAGTACCGCCGAGATCATGCGCTACTTCGTGAAACTCTTCAAAAGCTTCATACACTAGAAGATCGTCAGCATACAGCCTTGATTTTATCCGCTCTATTTCTTCCTTCTTCGGTACTCTGTTCATCTTGTAGATAGTTCTTTCAAAAACAGTACCGCAATATTCGCAATAGGGTTTAGTAACAGGAGCGCAACAGTTAGGGCAATTATATGGGCTTCTCTCCGGCTCTTTGATTTTCTCTTTTTCCTCCTTCTCTTGTCTTTCCTTGATAGCTTTATAAGATAAAGCTCCTAGCACCCCGTCAATATTATCTATATGTTTAGATTTAGACCTTTTCCGCATCTTTTTACCTCCTATTCATCACCAAATTTAGGGAGATCATCAGCTTCTTCTTTTACTATCAGAAGAACAGGATCTTCATCTTCTTTCCGGCTATTCATCTTCTTCATTGATCTAGTAGCAGAAGAAAAAGCTTTTTCATACTTCCGAAGCTCCCTTTTCAGCTCCCTCATTTCCTCAATTCTTGCAAGGTTAGAAAGCACGTTTACCACCAGCGAGAAAGAGAAAGCCAAAAGCATCAGTACCAGTATTGAAATCATCATGTTGTTTACCTCCGTTTATTTTGTTTACTCCCTGTGGAGTTGGGAAGAGCTTTTTACGGAAGCTCTTTAGAAACCTATGGTATTAAAAAGCGAAGATGCTATCATCAAATGTAGCGATTTTCTTGAAACACTCTGTTCCATATACATTACAAACTTCATTATCATTTTCATCGATATAGCAAGTTCTAAAGTAGCTATCACAAGATCTTCCGCAACATTCACAAGTTTTTGTTTCTCCGTTCTTTGTGAGTTTCGCATATACATTAAGATAAGCGCCGTTTACCTTCATTTCATAGTAGCCATCAGTTTTTGTGTTGTAGTTTTTCATGGTATGTACCTCCGTTTGTTTTATTGTCTATAGTATATTCCTTTTGCATTGTATATACAATAGATAATCAGCACTTGTAACATAATTGTAATAATTGGATCACGAGAAAATAGAAAAATATCATTATTTTGCGCTTTGCAGCATTTTCCTGTGTCTTGTGAAACCGCCTATTTTCAAGGGTTTTCGGGTTTTGGAAAATATCACTATTATGTAAATCATAAAGAAAACCCCGAAATCTATTAGAAATCGGGGTTCTTTTGGGCGCTTAACAGGCAATAAAGAAAATAAACCAAATCAAACGGAGAACAGCGCCCACCATGCATGAACACACTGATATTATACAAATAATCAGATAATAAAGCAATAACCCCGAAGAAGTTTACCTCTTCGGGATCATCACTAACTGCATCATGGAAGCTAACAACAACAAATATATATTTACTCTAGTATTATATCACTTATCAGCTAAAAGAAATAGATGCTGATACGATTTCTATAGAAACAGGAGTAGAAAAAGCTCCTAATGGTGAAGATGCTTCTATTGTAACTATTAAATAGTTACTCTTTTCTTCTGCGGTAACAGTTAAATCGGGATCATTCATCACATCATAACCGCTAGCGCTATATGTAAAGATGCTTCCTTGTGTTCCGTAAGCGTTTACCAGCAGAGAAGCTATAGAAGGTGTACCATCAATGGATTTATCAAGTGGAAGTTTGAAGAAAAGCTTCATGCCATCAGCAGAAAGAAAACCGCTTGATATATCACCTGTGATAGATGCTGTTTTGCCGGAAGAGTAGAAAAGAGCATCATACACGTTCTTATCATTTACAGTGATACCATTAGCATTGATAGTAGCTATAGCGTTTCCTAGCGCATTTCTAGCGACTATTTCCGCATCAGTAGTACCGCCTATAGTCAATATGCCCCTATTGACGGAAGAAAGAGAAAGATTTCGAAGATCTGTATTAAGAGCATCAATATAGTTACCGATATTTACAACATTAGTAAATAGTCCGTTGATACCTGTAGAAGAAAATGATATTCCTGTTCTATCTAACCTCATAACATTAGTATTGCTTGTAGCCGGGAGCGCTTCCGCAAAATAGATAGCATCTTCTTGAATGATACAATACCCCTCTGCTAGTGCTTCCCATAATTCACCTACCGCAACTTCTACAGAAGCCTGTAAAAAGCTATTCCAGTCTTGCTCTATTGTGGAAACAGAAGAAGAGATAGTAGAAGAAATGTTACCCATCAACCCCGAAAGAGATTTACCGAGCGTACCAAACTCTACTTTATCGTATTTCCCGGTTAAACAGTTAAACTCGAAAGAAATAACAGAAGCATCAAGTGTAACTCCTAATCTTTCATCATATACCCTTACAATATCGCCAGTATCAGAAATGTTTTCTACATCAGCTTCGATAGTATAGTTGATTTCGGGGTAACAGGCATGGTTTACATAATAAGTAGCCTTTTCCCGAAGATCTGCTATTAGCGCTTGTATATAAGCATCGTGTGAAGGATAGCTTTCTTCCGAAATATTCTCTTGATCGAACGATACCACCTTGCTATATGGCACTTCATATTGAACAGAAGAGGAAATATAGGTTTCGGGTAGAAGTTGACCGTCTTTCCCAACAGGTAAGATCTTCGTTACAACTTCGCTCCAATTTTCGGTCACTCTGATATCTTTAAGGTTCTTCCTGTATTGAATGGTAACACCATTATCTTTACCTGTAGAAGCATTTACTTCAATTTTGAAGTTATCCCTTACTAAATGACCGCCCCAACGATCTATTACTTCGAAAATAGCATCGTGAAAGCTCTTTCTTACACATCTATAGCTATCAATAGTAGGTATGTTAGAAGATACTGTAAAAGGTGAAGTGGTATCAAGCGCATCATTTAACCAGTTTAGAGCATCATTACAGTTCTTATCTACTACATAGCTATCTTTGATGATATATTCTTCACTATCATAGAATACATGATAAGCCTTGAGTGTTACTTTCGTTCTTGTTTTCTCGATCTGCGTTGAAATGCGAAAAGCCTGTTCACCCTGTTTAGTAGGAGCTACGATGATATTTCCGGCTACAAGGTATTGAGCATAATCAATAGGCGCTTCGAGGTCAAGATAATAATCACCATTATCTACTTTACACACTAAAGCGTGAAACGGCTTAACAACTACTTCACCATTAGAAGTAAAATCTCTATCTTCGGGTAAGAATACCTTTATCATCTTATCACCTATCTAGTAAATACTCTTCTAGCGCCTTTTCTGCATCTTTTAAGCTATCTTTATCATTTCCATTTAAGGAATGTTTCAAAAGTGCTAGCAAGGCGCTTTGTGTTACTTTATTGCTCTTTTCGATAGCTTTGAAACGTGCATCATCATTAGCGAAAAACTCGCGATACTTTTCTATGATCTTGTCGATATTGTCAAGATGTCTATCAATAGCATCTAGTCTAGCGTTTTGTGTAGCTTCGGGCGCTTTTGCCTTGCTGATAGCTTTAGCAATTACACCGATAGCTCCCGAAATGGTAATAATAGAAGCGCAAACACCAATAATAATACTTACCAT